AGAATCAGCTTGTAATAAATAATAAGCCTCCTACTATTGCAGGGACACTTGGTGTACCTATTGAAACTCCTCGCGGTGCGCTTGTGATACGCAGGGAGCCAGATACGCATAGAGCCTATATCATAGCGTCAGTGTTTAAATCGTGGTGTGCGAGAAAGCAGTTGTCATATAAATGCTTAGTAGAGGACTTGAAGAAAATTGGTATCCTACTCGATACAACTAAAGTTAGGATGTCGGCTGGTACGGTGCAGGATAGTCCTGCAGTAATTGCACTGGTTTTAGATACTACGCAGATGGGGTGAAAAAGGGGGCTTAACGCCCCCTCTCTTTTACTTGATTCCTTGGGACGCCTTCATGACACTCTCAGCTATCTGGTTCTCCGCCATCTTTAAATCGTGTATAGATTTTCTATTCTCAGGAGAGTCTGGTTGATGCTTAATAGTGTTTATCGCAGCCCTTATTTCAGAAATATCCTGTTGTGCTTTAGACGTCATATCATGCACACCAATAGCTTTAATATTTTCAGGTTTAGCGACCATCTCTTCAACCTTCTTACCTTGAGCAGATGATTCATAACTGTTAAGAGTATTAACAATCTTAGTTGCATCATTAGACAACTCGTAAAACTCCGACAGATATTTACTTTTGCTAGGGTCAGTTTTAATACCTTTAAGGAACCCAGAATCAGGATTTACAGGGGTTTTGTTTTCTCCTGTAGCCGAAGTTATTAACGAATCGGCTAACGATGCACTTATAGCTCCAAGTTGCGCAAAGTAGCCTTGCCATAAATGGCGTAATTTTTTAGGGCTTAAGTTAATATTCTTTAGTTTTAAGTCATCACTTAACCAATCATAAAAAGCATTGTCCCCTTGACCACGCATCTCTACATTTAGTGTTTGGTCGTGCGCAGATTCTATTTGACGTTTATTGTGTATATCATAATTTGTCATAGTCTCCACTGCAGGTTTTAGTACTTGTCCAATAATAGGTATTGGAGGGAGGATATTAGATTCCATACCTTTAATTACTGAGTCTATAATCTCCTTATTGGTTGCATTACCGTACATGCGTCGTATGAATAATTCAGGTAGTGTCTTAAATAAGAAGCCTACTTCAAAAGGGGCTGGGATTTTATAAAACGGAGTATCCCCATTTTCATTAGGTGTACCTGCTACTAACCAATTTCCATCAGCTTCTACGGGGTCAAGCTTTTGATAGTCTCTATTACCCTGCATACAAATTGCATATATAGCACTCATCATACCCATCATTACTGCGCGTGATACAAACCGTTTCTTTAATTCTCTCCCTTCCCTAGGACTTAAATTATGTTGAGAAGCCGCTCTGTAAACAGTATCTAAGCCATTAAGTGTAGATGAGAAGAAAGGGGTACTTACTCTTATCGCATGAAGAGTTTCAGAAGTGCCGTGAACAGCAAAGTTGATAGATTCCCTAGCTCTGTGTACTGCATAATTCTCTGCATCTTGCTCAGATAACCCTAACTTCTTAGCATCTTTCATGGCTTCTTTATAGACGGCTACTCTAGTAGCTGAGTCGGATGCCTCATGAATGCGCACAAGTTGATTTTTAATCTTACTCCAGACATCTTTGTCGTAACTCATGGCTTTGCCTATATGAGTCTGCATCATATTATAGTTATGAGTTAAATCTACAGGACCTACTACACCATGCTCTCTAAGTGTTTTAAAATCTTTTGATTTACCAGATAAAATATGTGCAAAATGTGCCATTGCGTGTAGAGGAGTAATAACACCTCCCACATTAGCAACAAAATTAGCGGCAAGGGGGTCGCGTACTAGCTGACGATACCAATAAATTGGATTAAATAATGCACCCGCCCTAAGCACTCTCCCTGCCATTTGCATAAGAGGTTTAGCTGCATAATTAAAGTTTTGAAATGCAATAAGTGCATCAGGGTCTTTTACGATATACCAAGTCTTAACACCATTCTCATACACAGCCAAGTTACCGTCTTTACTTGAACGTCCTTGGTCTTTAGCTCTCTCGACTTCCCCATATTTAGCTAATTGATGTACAGCAGTTCTACGAGATTCGTTCTGCGCAGCAGACGCTACCATGAACGCTACATGGCGCTGGACGTTATCCCATACGTTGATTTTATGTTCGTGTCCTTCGCGTCTATAGTCTGCAGCGTTCTTAATAGTTTTAGCTCCCATACCAATACCCCATCTGGACTGCTCATTCTCAAATGAATCTAAGTCTTCGGGTTTGTACATAGGGATATAATACTCTTTATCATTCCATTTCTTAGCCGTATGTGCATCAATAAGACCAGAGGTCTTAGCTAAGTCTACTAAAGAACGGTTTAAGTCGCGTAGCTCACCTACAATCTGTTTACTCTCTGGATATCTCTTCATAAGTGCTTCTACGCGAGAGATATGTTCGGGTGATACAACACGCTCCCTATTTATAGCAAGATATTCTTTAGCTTTTTTATCTAACTGCTTAGCAGTATTAAACTCTTTGTTTATCTCTGTAGCTGTCACACCGCCTTGTTTAGACATAGTTTTAGCGTTCTGCTTATGGTTTTCTGCTAAAGTCTGTAGATGTTTCCCATACGCGTGAAGATTTGCATCCTCCTTAATGGTTTCTTTACCCAGCATAACGCGAGCCATCTCATCAATAAACTGAGGGCCATCAAACCCATGTTTTTTACCAAGTTCGATTGCTCTATTATGGATACTTCCTAAAGCAAGTCTATCATCAGATTTAACCCCGACAGTACCGTCACCTTTAAACACAGGCTTACCAAGCTCTTCAACACCTCTAATTACTTGACCTAATTGCTTTAATTGCCGTTGTAACATATCAGACCTTAGTTTCTTATCCGCCAAACTAAAGGTGTCCTCAGACTTTAACTTAGCCCCTAATGTGTCAGTTGGGTCAATCCATGAAATACGGGTCGGTGTATAACGTCTAATAACTTTACTAACTGATTCTCTAAGTGTAGGCTCTTTTTCAACTTTAGTCGTTCTATTTGCAGGGTTAAATAGGTCATTTATTAAAGGGTCTGAATGTATCTTAGGGCTTTCTTGAGGTTGCACAGGTTCTACTGCGGCTTCTTCTGTTTGCACAGGTTCTACTGTTTCAGACTCGACAGCAGGCTCTCCTTCTTCTGTATCAACTGTGTGCTTATCTACTGGCGTAGACAAATCTTCATCCGTAAATTTACTTTTTATGCCTAAGAAACTCATGGTTTCTGGGTGTTGCTCTTCTACAGCTTTTATTAACCCTTCATTTGCAGGGTCATGAGGGTCTATTAACCCTTCTTGAACTTGTGTAATAAAGTCTGCTAAGCGGTCATCGTTAATATCACCGTAGTCTTCTGGCGCAGCATATGGAGGTTGCTCTGTTTCAGTAGGTTCTGCAACCTGAGATTGCTCTGCCGCTTGTGTTTCAGGGGTTGTAGGTTCTTTCGTTTCTTCTACCATACCTTCTGGTAACGCTCCACGCGCACCTCGAACATTCATAACCCCATGTGCACCACCAAATATAGGGGATAGAATAGCTGCAGTCTTTACACCTTCGCCGTACTGTTCTAAAGCCTCAGGAGAAGTTATGTCTTGTCCAGTAACACCTCGACGTGTAGCCTCTATGCCTGTCATTGCAGCAGCATTAGATGCTGCATTTACTCCTACTTCTTTGGCAATGTTAACCCCAAAGCCGCCTAACTCTTTAACAGCCGCTTCTTTAGTTAACTCACCTGATAGAATGCGAGGTGCAAGCTCTTCTGCTCTTTTAAATAACGTACCTGCCAACTTTCCTGTTAAAGGCAAACCGTAGTGCCCAATAGCAGCCTCTACAAGACCTCCCGATACGTTCGCAATAAGCCCAGGCTCTTCAGTACCCGCTTCTTTGGCCGCCTCAATATTCTCACCCATCTCAGGAGCAATGTCAGACCCAATAAACCCAGCCGCTCTAGCAAGCCCTGCAGCACCAGCAACTTCAGGAGCAAGTGCCCCAGCAATACCCGCCGCTACAGTAGGAGGCCCATATCTACCCGCAATACCGCCAAGAGTTTCGCCAACATTTTTCTTAGCCCATGTTAATGCACCAGGGATAGTACCTTGGTTTTGTGCCGCAATTACTTCTTCTTCAGAGGTAGGTTCAAAGGCCTGTTCTGCTTCACCTTTATACTCTTCAGCTGCTTTACGTCTACCGGCTGCCAATTCAGACAGCCCCATAGATTCTAAAGGCTGTGCGATACCTTCATTAGCAGCACCCATACCACTTTTAAACGCGCCAATAGCTGCATTGACTGGACCCGTCTTTTCTAAGTGTGCTTTGTATGCGGGGATAATATGAGTTTGGATAGCGTTAATAATAGACTCTTGTGACATCTCGTCAGGAAACTCTACATCTCCAATATTTGGGATTTCTATAGTTTGCATGGGGTATCCTTACATAGGTCCAGTGTATATTTGCTTCTTAGTTTTTGGGTCTACTGCAATCATACTACTTAAATTAGACGGCGTAGGGAGTGCTCCTGTACCTGTAGGGCCCGGCATAGGTTTTTTAGGTGCAAATTGAGGGTATAATTGATATAACTGATTAAGTACTTTAGCTTTATGTGCTTCTACTTTTTCAGGGAAATAAGAGTCTGCTTTAGGTAACTCAGCCATCCCCTCTTTATAGGCAGTGGTAAAGTTATGTCGCGCTTTCTCATCAGCTTCTTGTACTTTTAAAGACTGAGCATTTTCTGCCGCTTCAGGTTTATATGCTGTTTGGCTAGCGTAGTAATCCCCTATCTGTCCTTTTTCCTTAGCTGTAGCTTGAAGCTCTCTTTCTTTCTGTCCGTACTCAGCGCCTTTTACACTGTGCTCGTATTTACGAAGTTTATTTTCAGCGTCAGCTTTAACATTTGCAGCTTTAGCAGCTTCAGCACTTTCAAACCCTTTGAGATTGATTGCTTTCTTCTCTGCGCGTTGTGCTGTTTCCACTTCGTCACGAAGGTCCATAAGTTTATCTGAGCTTTTACTGATATCTTTACGAGCTTCTCCATAGGCTTTTAGACCTTCAGTTGCCCCTGCACCAATGTTAGTAAACGCATTAGGCGAAGTACCCGCCATCGTAGACAGCCCAGCTTGCATCAAAGCCATCCAAGGAGAACGGTCTTTTTCTTCAGCTAAATCAGCTTCACGCTTGGATAAGCGTGCTTCACGTCTTGCCGCATTAGGGTCTTCGCCTAGTAAGTCTTGTAGTTGTTGCGCTTTATATGCAGCTGACTCTTCCTCTTTACTATGTGGCATCGGTAAATCTTCTGGTGCAGCTGGGAACGCTATATTACCCTGAGCTTCTGGTAAAGACGCAATACCTTTAGTGGAATGGGAATCTCTGTTATGAGTAGCCCCTTGAATATCCTCAGGACTATAGTTTTTACCATGCTCGACTTTACTTATTACTGACAGTATTTTACTTCTATCTGTAGCGTCATTTAAGTTAAACTTTTGACCTGGTTTAGTACCGAGCATTTTATGTCCGATAGCAGCATAAGCTTCAGGGTCATTAGCACCGTCTCCTTTAGGAGCCCATCTATTAACAACACCTTCTAACGTATCAATCTTATGTTTACGCCCATACACACCTAAAAGCCTATCCCCTTCTTTAAGAGCATCAGCTTCAGAGTTAAATTTTTGAAACCCTGTTGATGCGCCGATAGGTCTAATACCTAATATATTATGGTCTTCTTCAGCTTCAGGTACATCTGACCCATCCTCACCATTAAAAGCAATAATCCCACCACCTGCATAATCACTTTCATCAATACCGCTAGGTAGAGAGTCAATCCCACGAGGTTCTGGAACTTCTTCCTCTGCTCTACGCGCCATGTGCTCTTGCATGACATCATTATGAGCGGCGTCTAGGATTTGCTGTGCTACAGGTGTTTTAGGTGCGCCTTGTTGAAGCGCTTGCTGTTGCGCCATCGCTTGCTTCTGCGCCATTGCTTTTTGTAGCATGGGGACGACAACGTAGTCAGGTACGCCATCTTGCCGAGCTTTAAGTAGCTGGTCAACAGAATACATAGAAGGGGTATTCATCATCTTATTTTCCTCCTTTCATCGCGTTATACACAGCTAAGTCACCGATACCACCACTGCTAGGAACTTTACCGCCTTTCTTAGCTTTAAACCCACCATTAGCACCATATGCGCCAAGAGCAGTAGCACCTAGACCACCCACTTGAGAGATGAGACTTGGTGAAGGCGTATACGTAGACATATTCCCAACCTGCACGCCGTTAAGTGCATTACCTATATTACCCAAGACTTCCCAAGGGTATTTTTGTTGGTAGTCATTATAAGTAATTGCATTATTAATAGCCTGTTGGTTATTCGCTTGTTGCTGTGCGCCATAAGTATTTTGAAGCCCTGCGATAGATTGCTGTTGTGCCAACTGCTGGTTACCAATATTCATTAACTGTTGCCCTGCTGTACCCGCCATACCATACCCAGCCTGTGCACCACCAACACCTTGAAGACCGACTCCCGCACCTGATATTGCGGCTTGTTGACCAGATAACCCCGTTTGAGCACCTGATAAACCGTACTGCCCTGCACCTGTAGCCGTAGTAACACCTTGAAGTCCTGTTTGAGCACCTTGAATACCTGTGTTATACCCTTGAAGACCGAGTTGTGAACCTTGCAAAATGTTACCTTGCGCTGTGTCGTAGGCTGATTTATATCCTTGACCGATGAGGGATGCTTGCGCTAATTTATTAGACTGGTCGTTAAGGTTATTTTGCACCATCTGACGACTACCACCATACGCTCCAGCTTGCGCTGCTTGTGAGTTTGCTTTTTGATTAGTAATAGCGTTCTCTTGGTCCATCAACGCAAGTTGAGGTTTCAGTGACGCTTCAAGGTAAGGGTTCATGTAGGACTGAACAGTACCCGCATTAGTGGCTTTATTCTCGTAAGACTGACCAATACCCGCTCCAGCGGCACCTATCGCGGCACCAAGACCCCCATAATTCTGTGCGCTATTGCCTAAGATGTTTGCATTCTGAGCCGCTGTATCAGCCGCTGCATTACCTATTTGCGCTGAGTTAAGACCTGCATTATATCCAGCACCGCCATACTCAAGCGCTGAATTAGCTGTATTAAGTCCCCCCATCCCTGCAATAGAAGACAGATTAGAGGCGGCTTGGTTCTGTTCAGGAAGTCCCATTTGAGCCGCTGCTTTATAGGACATATCTTGCAACGCTGTTGGTTGCGCTACTGTTTTACTCGCGTCATAACTTACCGCGCCCGTATTAGGGTCAGTGACAGTTGCAAAATCAACAGGCTGGTAGGGAACGATTCCAGTAGGGTTAAAATTAGAATTTAAGCCTCCCGATGCATTAGTTATTCCTAAGCTACTAAGCGTATCCGATGTTACTCCACCAGATACATAATGTTTAACTTCACCCCCTTTAGCATAACTTGCTGTGTTAGGCGTCCAATCAGCAGAAACTTTTGGTGCAGGCTTTCCAGGATTTGCAGCAGATGTAAACCCTTGTTTCATCATAGAACCAAGTAATACTTCATAGTAAGGAGCAAGCTCTTTAGGGATGTTGCGTTGTTGAACTGTTGTGTTCTGACCGCCCCCGCTTCCGCCACCATAGAATGTCGGTACGATATAGGTTGTGAAATACTTTTTAAAACTTTTAATAATCATATTGATACTTCCAGTAAGGTACTGCGGGGTTGAAAGTCAAAGCGTCTCCAGAGTCTTATGATAGCAGGTCTTCCGTAACCTTGAATCATCGTAGCTCCGCGTGCTTTAAATAAATTTTTTAATTGGTTAAAACTATCTTGGGTGGCAATCATCCTACCCCCTACCGCTGTGATAAATGCAACTCGATGCAGTGGGTAATTAATATACGAGATAGTTGCAGCGCCTCGCATTACATTGTTCTCATCTACTGCCACGAAAAGCTCCCAATTACCGTTAACAAGATAGCTTAGTACATGGTCGTCATTATACGTCATGTTAGGTGAATTCTCACCACTCCCTTCCTGCAAACCAGCCACAATATGCGGCCTCGCTAAAGGCCACGTTTGCTGAATAAACTCAAGAGGTACTGCATGTACGGTTATCATACTACCAGTAGTTTTCATAATAATCTTGTTGGGTTATACCCATCTTATCCCAAGGATTCTGAGGGGTTTGTTGAGTAGCTGCATTCTGAGCAGAGGTTTGTGTAGGCGCTGGAGCTAATACCGTACCTACCCCTGCATTTTGTTGAGGTTGTACTGTGACTTGTTGTGGTCCCATCAAAGATGGCAGTCCTCCTACATTGGAATTCATATTAGCTACAGATAGCGTTGCTGGGTCTATAGTTCCCACTATCCCTGCATTAGATGGATTTACTGTAATAGCTGAAGTAGGTCCACCGTTACTCGGATTAATAGGCTGAGGGCCTACCGTTGGAAGCGTTACAGTTTGAGCCATAGCAGCTTTCTGAGCAGGGGACTGTTGAGCAGCAATTACCGATGGGGAGTTAGATAAAGCTACAGTATTAGGGGCAAGCGTTATTTGTTGAGGTCCATACGTATTAGGGTTAATAGGTGCTAATGATGAAGGTCCGCCATCTGGATTGCGTCCTAATGCTGCTAGCCTGTCCGCTTCTGCTTTATCTGCTGCGGCTTTATCTGCTGCGGCTTTATCTGCTGCCTGTTGATTGGCTAATGCTACTAAACCCGCCTGTCTTTCAGCTTCTGCTTTTTCTGCCGCTATCCTATTAATCTCAGCTAATCTGTCCGCTTCTGCTTTCTCAGCAGCTATCTCAGCGGCTGTTTTTACAGGCGTACTAACAGCAGGCGTACTAACAGCAGGCGTACTAACAGCAGGCGTACTAACAGCAGGCGTACTAACAGCAGGCGTACTAACAGCAGGCGTACTAACAGCAGGTGTATTAACAGCAGGTGTATTAACAGTAGGCGTACTAACAGCAGGTGTATTAACAGCAGGGGCATTAACAGTAGGGACTTTTGTAGTTGTTGTATCTGGCGTACCTGGTTTAGATGTTTGGCCTGTTGTATTAGCCGTACTAGGTTGATGCATTTTTACTAGGTACGAAGACAAATCTTTAGACGTAGGGTTGTTTTCAAACGATGTTTTGATATTTGTTAAGTTAGGTGCTTCGGGCTGTTTAAGATTATTCACATAACTTGGCGAATAGAAATCTCCTTTATTAGCGTAGTTAACCAACATATTTTGCAAGTATGAGCCAAAAGGGGTTGTATCTGTTTGTGTTAAACCTGACCTTCCTGTGTCAGGCAGGTGCCATGTGCCTTTTTGAGTATCGTATGCATCAACAGCCGCTTTTACTTTAGTAGGGTCTACCTTACCATCAGTCAATAACTGCCCACTTCCTCCAGTATAATCAAAAGTTCCATTGGTATAACCAAGCGAATCAATCCCTGCATTTGATACAGAACCAGTACCCACGTTGCTAGGTACTGTAGAATTTGCTGTAGAAGTTGTAGTATAGGCGGAAGCTAATTTAGTTGGGTCGTTTAAATATTCAGCTAACTTATCGCTACTCGCAAGACCTTCTGCGCCACCTACATCAGCAGGGTTTATACCTTGAGCCTTTAAATCAGCAAAAGCCGCTTTAGTTGCAATAGTATTTATACGAGTATCAAACGTATCTTGAGGAATAGTCCCTGCTGCTACACTATCTAAATAGACTGGCGTAAACTCTGGCGTACCATCTGCTTTTTTTAAATTACCATAAGTATCTTTTAGCGCAGTTGCATAGTTTTTAACTGATGCAGGGTCAGTCTTATCATAAGTTAACTGAGCTTGAGCTAATTCAGGAAGTGCCGCTAATGGGTCTTTAGACAATACAGATTGAACATTTGCGGGTAATTTACCGCCAGTCATCCATGTATTAAACGCTTTTTTAGCAGCGGCAAGCCCTTTACCCGTTAGTATGGTGGGGTCTTTTAAGTATTTTTGCCATATATTAATTTGGTCAGCTACTGTTTTAGCTTTATTAAGTTCATCTACTATTAATCCAAATTTAGGACCGTTAATTCCATCTTTAACATTATTACCCCCTATAGAATTAACTGTAGCATTATCTAATGCTTTAAACCAATCTGAACTTTTTGACGCTGGTACAATATCCATTTTTACCTCCTAAGCTGGTAAGTGTTTGTTAGCCTTGCGGAGATTTTCCGTGGCTGGAATTACTTGTAGGTTTAATAGTTTCATAGCGCATCCAAATGTCTAGCCGCTTTTGAATCCACGGCAAACTTACCTTTACCTATAGATTTTTTACGGTCATTTTGTACTCTATCCATCATAGCATATAGGGCTTTAGCACCAGCATCTGTAGACCCGTTACCAATTTCAGATACAATTCTTGAAGGAATGACGAATTCGTTTGCAGCAAGGCGTGCTGGCTGTTTCCCTTCGATGGTTGCCGGTATGTCATCACTAACACCCGTACCAGGACCTTTAAGCAATCGTCCACCATCAGAATACCCTCCTAAATCAGAAATACCACCGTGTGCCATCAACTGCACAGAGTCACCTACATACCCTTCATTATTAGCTACTTCAGCGCGGTTAGGGATATTAAGTGTTCCAGGAGGCGCCGTTATAGGTTGATTAGGTGCTGCATCATAATTATCTAAATCGGTAATACCACCCGCCGCGAACTGAGGGCCGTATGGCTTATATACATTAGGGTTCCACTTCACATTACTACGAATACCTTTATAGTCTGGTGCTGAAGGGTTAGAGGCTGTAAGTCCATTAAGTGCAGTGTTAGCACCCATACCAATAGCACCAGATGTAATCATAGGATGAGCCGCTGCAAATTCACCAACAGCGCCAGGAGCCTCAGATAAACCTGCACCCGCCGCTCCGCCAATACCACCAGATAAAGCGCCAATACCCATAGCTTTACCAACATCTTGACCTTGAGCACCAGCAAGTAGGCCATTAATACCAGCACCATATACTGCGTTTTCAAGAGCTTGACCACCGATTTTACTACCGGCTTGACTCTCTATGCCTGCTTTATTTAAGAGTTGTTGCCCCCATCCAGGGCCAGTAGACCCATTAAGTAGTACATCGCTATTTTGAGGAGCTTCTGCTAATACATTTAATGGTTGTGAGCCGGGCAAAGGGTGTGACATAGGAGGTGGAGTTTGCGCACCTAAACCTTGAGTAACCACTCCATTACCTTGCGCTATAGGTTCGGGTAACGCCGCCATCCCAGTATTTGCAGTTGGTGCAGTTAAAGAACCCGATGTTACTTCTCCAGTAATAGGAGCAGTATTAGCACCTAAACCTTGAGTAACTACACCAGAAGATTGTAATCCCGCATTCTCTACTACAGGAGCAGCACCAGCACCAGCACCAGCACCAGCACCAGCAGAACCAGCACCACTAGCGGCAGCGCCTTCACCAATAGCCTCTGCACCCATAGTAGCACCGCCAAGTATTGCACCAGCTCCAGCGCCTAATCCGCCAATACCGCCCATCAAAGCACCTTGACCAGCGTCACCGCCAGTAGCAGCACCAATACCAGCACCAAGCCCAGCACCCACAGCACCCGTAGCAGCTGCGCCAGCAATACCCCCAACCAAAGCACTAGCTCCAGCTGATACAGCAGCTGCGCTAACCATACTTGCAATAAAACTCATAAACCTTCCCCAATTAACTGTTGTGTTTTTAGCTCGTACTCTTCAAAAGAGTCAGATACAAGCGCTTCTTCGATAGCGTCAATACTATCAAGGTCAGTTCGATGAACTGTAATAAATGTGCAATCTGTTTCAGCGTAACCTAGGCGTTTAATACCTGGCTTATCGACTGTGATGTAAGGTGCAGTAACGACTGTAGATGTGTCACCGTTTGTGATGCGAAGTGTACCCTGAGCTAGAATACCAATGCTTTCGTGATTGTGAATCTTACCTGTAAGCAAACAGCCTTTAGGTATAAAAAGAGACCGACAATAAACACCGCTCAGATGATAATGCTGTGCGGGAGACTCTACCTGTGGCAAAGCCTTCATAAGGGCTTCTAATTCTAAGATTTTTGGCATATTGCCAAGGGTTGCTAAATCGCTCACGATACCTCCAAAGTTTAGCTAATAATATCATGAGTATAGTGCTGAAACAAACGTAGCGGTAAGGATGACAGGAGGTATTGCAGGTGAAAAAGAATTAGCTGCAACAGCTTCTAAAATAATATTGGTGCTGTCAGCTGCCCAGTAAAGCTCAAAGTAATCTCCAGCGTTCATAGGGAGTACAAAATTCCATGCTGCAACAGTCTCAGCAGTGCTTGCTCCCGTTATTTGAAGTTTAGTATTTGAGTTTGAGATATCCACCCCATTTACTTTAGGCCATACCCACGTATTAATGGTACCTCCAGCCGTCTTAGCCAACTGCGCTGAAAACTGAAAGTTATAATATCCCGCTACATTTGTTACGATGTGAGATGTCGTTGTTCCGATAGCAACTTGGTTTGATACGGCTGTATTGTTAAACGGTATGGCGTAAGCTGTATTTATAACAGGTATCGTCTGCTGCGTAGTCAAATAAAAACTACCAACAGGAAATTTAAAAGCAGCTCCCCCTGCAATACTCAGCAGGGATTGGAACGTGTTATCAAGTTGATTGAAGTATAAGCGCAGTACGTTATTTAATTGGTCAAGGTAGTTACGGCTATACTGCACCTCAGCAAAAGGTAAACTCGGTGCTTTTGGGGTTTGAACTGTATTGCTCATGATTTCTGCCCGTCCAGCTTGAAATCGAGCCTCATGGCGCCCATCTGCCACGTATTACCTAACTGATTACTTTCCATCTTAAACGCAAACTGTCTACCACGTACTCGAATAAACACTTGCCCAGTAAACGCCTCAATAGGTACAACAGCTGTTCTTGTAATCACTGCATTATCACTACCGCCAACAGAAGCTGGATTTGTATATCCACTACCTGCGTTAATTAAAGGGTAAACAGTCAGTGTCGCTGCTGGACTTTCTGTAGTAGAGCCTCTAAAAGTTAAATCCGGTAAAATCCTGCGAATAAATACAAAGTTATGACCGTCATCAATATCAAACTCAGAGCTTGTAATATAAGCATGAATAGCAGTAGATGTTGAAGTCTCATTATCGTCCAAACCATCTTCATGATTAACTAAGTTATTTGAGTAAGTAGCTGCAAGAGGGTAATCTAAAATCCCAGAGTCAAGCCAAGCGGTGCGACCCATCGTACCGTAATACCATATATCTTCAGCGTAATTATAGATTGCGTATTTGTCCACCACCGTACTATCAGCAGAGCAGTAGAACCACCAGACTTCATTATACCCTTCATTGGTGCTGGCAAGTACTTGTTCTGATTGCTGTGCATTATAATCATTAAATATATATTCCCGCAGGTCGCAGTTTTGTGTTTGCACACGGCCATCGTATTTATAAAACTTATCTCGCCCCATCCAGTACACAACACCTGAAGCCAGAGCAGCCGCGTTCTCACCTACAATAGAGATGTTATCACCCATAAGCTGGGCATTCCAAACCAGCGGGTAACCTAAATACTGCATAGAGTAGAGCGTAGAATCCGTCCAAACTAGAATCTCTTGACGTGTTTGAAGCGCAGTAATAATCTGAGACCCACGAGTAAGGCTTAATGACCCTGCTTGATTAGTAGTGGACGGTGTCCAGTTAGCTGCATTCTCTTGGTCAGACCAGCGTACTAACAATGGGCTTTGAGCAGATACACCGTAGTCATTACAACCAAAAGCAAACACAAAGCGGAAAGTATCTGATACCGTAATGTAATTCTGAATAGTGGGAACATCTGAAGCTCCAGCAATAGCCGTTAAATTTACTGCACGTGCTGAAATAGATTGTGTACCTGACCCAGCTACAGAAGTGTTAATTAGAGTCCCTACAGAGTCAGTTATATTAAACACACCTGCAACATAATTTTTTATATAGTATACCGTGCCCGTAACAACGCCAGTAGGTAGTGCGCCTGTTGTTTCAAAGACTATCGGTGTACCCTCTTTATACTGATTTGTTGTAGTGATAACTGCTGGAGATGCTACTGAAATAGTTGCTGTTGTAGATGCTACTCCTCTCCCTGCATAGTAGTAATACATCGCTCCCGTGCGTGGACCAAATACAAGGTCTTCCCCATAATTACTTTGAGACCAAACGCGAAGAGAGTCCGTAGTCGCAACGCCGGTGCCCCATAACCCAAGACTCCAACCTCCAGCACCCCAACCTGTAACCGCTGTTTGATATGCAGGACCACTATTTATCTGGTATACAGCGCGAACTGTACCTCCATTCCCAGTATCTCCACTGGTTGCCGCTATACTAACTGAGATTGTGTAAGAGTTTGCGTTAACATAAGTAATCTGATGCTCAGTATTAAGTACAGCGGCAGTAATAACTCCACCTAACGACGATGCACCGTTATAAGTAACAAAGTCTCCATTAACGCACCCATGTGAAGGTGCTGATACCGTAATAACCGTTGAGCCTGTAGTAGCTGCAAAAGGCGTAGTTAAGTTAGTTGCTGTGCGAATAGGAGTGATATCGTAGTAGTACCCACCACGAGAGATGTAAAACTTTGTATTTGTCCCAACACCAATAAGCGGTATCTGAGCAAGTGTCTGCCAAGCCCATAGTGAACGACACACTCCATTAAAAGTAGCGCTAGAGATTCGATTCCAGCCGCCTATTTTCTGAGGTGTACCTTGACGAAAACGAATCTTATCGCAGTCATACCATCCGCCTTCTGTGTATAGTCGCGTGTTTTCTCTATTGACACCGCTTTTAACCGTGAGTTTTTTAAGTACCATGTTTTTCAGCTCGCTTCTTGTCCCAATACGCTTTTTTAGCTGCGCTTAATTTATCACGAGTTTCTTGAGATACATTAGCTTTAATTTCTTTTAATCGCGCTATTGTTTCTTCAGAATGTTTTTTACCAGTACTAGCTAATCTATTTTTTTCTTTAGCTTCTTCTGGGTAAGGCGTTTTTCTTTTTTTACCTAACTGTCGTAAACTAATTGCAGTACCTACTTCAGGTGCTCTTTTTACACCAGTACGAGCAATACTCATATTACGTTTAGCTTCTTCAGTAAAAGGTTTACGTACAACACCTAATTTTGATTGGCGTATCTTTTCTTTAGTTTCTTCTGATGCTGGAGGCTTTATCTTACTATACGCTCGAATAGCATCTCTATGTGATTGAGATATGATTTTACCTTTATGTGTAGCACTTATCTTTGCTCGAATTTCAGGAGTAAATTTAATCGCACCGCCAGCATTCAAATTATAACAAGGTACATCTTGTGCAAACATAGCAAGTATTACTTTTTTCTCAAACATTCGGCAATCATCATAAGTACCGTTTGATATTATTTGTCTAGTAAAATCATAAGGTCTAACCGCATATTCTTTTTTCATGTGTTTAGATGAGCAAATATAACCATCATCGATAGCTCCCTTATGTAAGCCCACATAAAGTTTATTAGTTGCTTTATCAGTCCAACAATATACAAAGCTATCGATATTAGATTGCATTATCCGTTCCAGCGTGCGATTTTACCATCACGTACATCAATATGGGTAAATGATTTATAGCGGCCTAACCCTTTACAGTCATCGTCATAATGCTTCATGAGATATTCTTGAACTGCTACAGGAAGCATACCTTCTATTTGAATATCTGCTGCATTGCCAAGTAAGTGCTGGCTATGTTCTTTACCGCCGCACTCTTTGTTGTGTTTCTCACAGCGATGCCCACTAACAATTTTAATAGGTCTTCCAAGAGTTGTGCGAATGCGCTCTAAGAGTTCAATGAGTTTTGGATTGATGTGCTTCTCGCCACATCCGCAGTGACACATGAATTCTTCTTCACTAAAATGTTCACTTAGTTTCGTCATTTAAGGTATCCGTCATTTTATCAAGAATGGAAGTGCTTGCTTGGGTTGCTTTTGCGATAGTTTGAGTTAAAGGGACAAGCTCGGCATTACCCGTAGCAATTTCAGCAATCGTGGCTGCTTCTGCAAGTTCGGATGTATGCGCTGAGAAGAAGCGTAGTACTTTTTTAAAAAACCCACTTATTGAATCAATCATAATACTCCTCTATTTTACACTTTAAATTAACCCCTTCACTACCTAAACCAAGCTCTGATTTAGCTTCATTATACGCCAATGTTGCTGTGGGTGTAATATCACATTGCGTAAGACTACACCCCTGTAGCGCAACTATTAAGATGAAGACTCTGATGTAAATAATCCAATCACACCAAACACGATACCAGCCGCAGTCAAGCCATCATGCACGGGACCAGCATCAATATTCATACCCGCCATCGTAGCGAGTGCTGCCACACTCGCGTGTGTAGAAGGTTCTTTTAATCTTGCTTGGATATAGTTCCATGCTTTAAGTAATTTGTTCATTTTAATTTACCTTATTTTCTAAAGTTTCAAGACGAGCAGTAAGCTCTTTAATTGCATTAACAAGAACAGGGATTAAACTATCGGAGTTGAAACGTAATTTTTCTAAATCTTCACTGTCAATAATAACTGAATTATCACCCTCTAAAGATAAAATATCTTGCGCTTTAAAACCGTATCTAACAGCACCTGTTGGTGTGTCATCTTCACGATTAACCTTAAATTGATACGAAGTTGGATTAAGTTGATTTACAAAATCAAGACCATGTGGAACAGGTGCAAAATTAGTTTTATCACGCGCATCAGAAACAACTGTCCACGCTACTTGCACGTAGGCGTTTGTAACGCCTGTTGAACCCATACTAATTCGGTTGCTTTCTGTTGATATAGAAAATGCGGGTGCGTTAGTACCAGCAGAATTGACAGGTCCGATTGAAATATTACCACTACCTGTACTACCACAACTTGCGAGATAGCCAATACCAGTGTTATATGAACCAGATGACCCACCGCTTAAAGAGTAACCACCCACTGCTGTGTTGTTGGTACCTGAGGTATTACCGAGTAAAGAGCTACTCCCCAAAGCAACATTAAACGAACCACTATTAAATACCGCAGATAGTGCGTTTCTACCTACAGCTACATTGTGTTCACCAGAACTATTATTAGTTAGTGCGTTGTATCCGACAGCCGTGTTATACCCTGCGGTTGTATTATTATATAAAGCGTTTGCCCCAACAGCCGTGTTTTGTGAACCTGTTGTGTTTAACCCTAATGCACGATACCCAATAGCCAACGGTGTTGTTGAAGTAAAATCAAGCGCAATTGTCCCTGCTCCTGTTACTGGCGAACCTGTAACAGATAAAAAACTAGGGACTGTCATGGCAACAGAAGTTACTGTTCCGCTAGAACTAGGTGCAACTTCCACAAAATCAGAGCCACTCCACGCTACTAAAGTTTTTTTACCAGAAGCAATAGTAACCCCCGCAGTTGGACCTGTACCTACGATTTTGACCGATTGAGCTGTTGCGTTGATAACTACATATATTTTATTTGCTGCAGGGACTGTGATAGTCAGTAAGCTTGAGGGAGTGCCTGTACAACGAATAATCTGATATTGTGATGAGCCCGTAGTGCCTGCTACGACTTGACTTAAACTTGCCCCCGTTGTTTTACTTAGCGTAACGGCTGTCTGACTACCACTAATAACCTGTGCGCCTGCAATCGCATCGTCTAAATAAGCAGTAAGGTTATCGTTAATGGTTGTCCCCCAAGTACCGCTTAAATCTCCTGTTTGCGGTTGAGCAAGCCCCAACAATGTTGTGTATGATGTTGTCATGTTTATTCCTGGTAAGTTATAACTGGTACCCAATTAGGGTCTTGTGTTGTGGTTACAGATACCCAATTAGCAGATTGTGTATCGTCTATAGATTCCCATAAGAATCTAAATGTGTATCCGTCAAGTAGGGTTACCGTGTTTAAGCTTGATGTGTTGTATATACTACCCGCTGCGCTATATGTATCTGATAATAGGGATGCTTCACTAAGAGCTAAATTACAGGTTACAGATACCGTCTGCTCGGCTAACGGGGAAATACTTTCTTCTTGTATTGTATTATATGTAACTGCTGAAGTGTAAACATCAGTAAGTGCCACAGAAGAAGCTAAATCAGCTATATATGCTACCGCAGGTGCGTAACCGTCTGTTAAAGATATAGGTGCGCTTAAATCTACCGAATAGGCTCCAGTTACTGTAATTGTGTCCGCTAGTGTGGCTGCCTCTGTTAGTGCTGAAGTAAATGTTACGACTGTTGCATAGCCATCAGAGAGTGCTATAGATTCTGACAAAGAAACAGATATAGGGGCTGCGCCAGTTAAACTGGCAAAAGGCGCCCCAGCAAAAGCGGAAAAACCAAACATTACACCGCTACCGCGCCAGACATATCGGCTTGTGATGCTACCCAGTTATAAGACTTTTCTAAGAATGTTGACCCTGCTTGCGCTTCTACGTCTGCAAGTGGTGTGTGGTAGCGTCTGAAATCAATATCTTTAGTATCATCATTAGTTGGCTTTTGCGCGTAGCCTACCACGTCAATCATCACTGAAAATTGTGAATTGCGTTGACGACTAATAGACGATGTAACGATACGAAAATAAGCTCCAGCGAAAGGAATGCCGAAGTTACTTGTATTTAAATCAATTTGAATAGCCATTGTTGTTTCCTGTTTTGTTGTTGATTATTAAACCGTTACTTCTGAAGTATTTACCGTTGCTACCCATCGAATATTTGTTGCTGATTTATAACCCGATGTAATCGTTACACCTTTGTTTGTATTATCAACTGCAATGGTTGGTAGGTTCACCCCCAAAACAATTGTATCTACACCTATTAACGTTAACGCTAACCCACTCACCGCCATCGTACCTGCATTATTCGATACTATACCTGTGATGTTCCAGCCAGCCATATTACCGCTACCAGATTGCTTAGCTATCAATGTGCCTTGAATAGCCATCGCTTGACCGGACGCTAGGATAAGTTGATTCGTTGTTGATGCTGCACTGCCATTTGAGGTTAATGCTACTGTTGTTGTGGTTGTGGTTTCTGCAACTAAAATAATTTTCCCATATTGAGATTGCCCGCTAGTTGCAGAGAATATTGTTGTTCCAAATACTATTTTACCTTGCTGAGATGCTTTTGCTCCATACCCAAACGTAAATGATTGTACTCCGATGGACTCACACGCTCTCCCAATCGCAACAGATTGAATACCACTGGCTACGCTTGATAATCCAATACATAGAGTGTTAGAAGAACTAGCCAATGCGGTTTGACCAATAGCAATGCTATTTGCGCTTTTAGCACCGTAACTACTCGTATTATCGCCAATAGCCGCAGCAAAACTGTCTGTACCAGAAGCATATGAACCGCCTAATGCCATTGCTCCTGCGCCTGTGGCGGTAACTGCTCCAGAGCCTGCACTATTTCTACCTATGGCAGATGAGCTTTCACTACCCGACGTACTGTTTGAACCAAGAGCTAATGAAGCTAACCCCGATGCAGAAGCTGCATACCCACCGCTAAATGAGTACGATGAACCACTTGCTGTATATCCTATAGTTACACCTGTTAAACCTGAAGTTGCGCTATAACCAATACAAATACTATTGTCGGAGTTATTAGTAGTATTTCTTCCCCAAGAAATACTATATGCGCCACCGATAGTAGCAGCACCGCCTAATGCAATGCTACCGCTACCAGTAACAGTTGAACGGCTATCTGTAGATATTATATTCTCAACATAACCCCGCATTGGCTTCTTATCATCAGTTTCCCAGTTTGTGCCGTTACAAACAACAGCTAGACCTTCGCCTTGTCTTAGAATAAGTGTAGCAACACCATCAATCGTTTCAGACGCATTTGGGTCAATCGTAATTGCACCCGTACCTGTATTCCAAATAGTGCAAGTGAACCCACTACCTAATGACGCAGCGGCTGTTAAACTGACAGTAAACGTACCAGAAGTACAATTAATAATTGTGCCTAAATCACCCGATACGATGGTATATGCGCCTGTTTTGTTTGAGATGGTTTTTGTACCGCCACCACCAGAAGCTGTTGCCCATGTAGGCGCAGCCGCACCATTTGAGGTTAATACTTGACCTGTTGTACCATTAGAAACAAAACCAGTAGTGCCAGACCCTGTTTGGTAATGTACATTGCCTGCGCTACCGCCAGCTACATTGGTCGCTGTTGTCGCTGTTGTAGCATTTCCTGTCGTGTTTTGATTCCACGTGGGTACAGTGCCACTTAAATTAACATAAGTATATCCAGTCGCATTAGTTAATGTGCCACTAGAAGGCGTTCCTAAAGGTCCACCAGTATATAATGCGCGTTCAGCAGGATACGTAACAAATACATCTTTAGTGCCAGCAGTAAACGTAACTAAGCTACCCGCATTGCTTGATGCTAATATTGTATCTCGACTTAGTGTATTCCCAGACGATGTGTAAGTACCGATACCTACTTCCCAATTAGCGCCTGTTTGGTCTGCTATGGTGTAATAAGTGGTGTTTGCATTACCTACTGCTGAAGAAAATGTTTGATAACCTGTAGCTGCACCAGCTAAAGTAATAGCGGTAGTGCCTGTAGAAGTTGTTGTCTCTTTAACTCTATCTGCTAAAACTAAAGCCATGTTTCACCTATGCACTTGCTGTGTATGTAACTACGATTGTATCTCCAGATACTACCGTGCGGTTTCCGCCAGTAAAGTTACCTGCTGAATACAAAACGCCTGTTGTTGTAGCTCGTACTTGAGTTTGACACATCAAAGCCCCTGCAATAGTAGCTGAAGCATTAATGCTAAAGGATGCCGAATTAGAAGTCAGTGAACCCGCAGAAGCTGTACCAAATGTAGTGGTAATACGGTTAGACCCTGAGTAAGCTGTACTTTCAGTCCATCCCGCATGAGAAGCTAAAGTATCCCCAGCCGCATAAGTAGGCGAAGATGCACCGTCAACTAGCCCCATATACCAAGCTGCTGTATAAGCAGCCCCTTTAAAATACTGAGTAAGTAAATCATTTTTACCCACAGTCACTACTAAATTTTTAATAGTATCTTCCCACTTCACGTTACCATCAGCGTCAAGGCATTTAACGTCATAGTGACCTGTGATTTGAATTTGCTCGTCAGCTTCTCCACCTCGAATAAGGTTTACGCCTGTGGAGTCTTGAGCATCTACTTTTTCTGAGTGCATATTGTTTACCTAATTAGATGAGCGAATAATAGCTGAAGTGCTTGTGTTCGCTGGAAAAGTTATTGTGAAAGTTGAAGTTGTTACCTTATCGCTACCAAAGTCCAGTACAGCGACAGAGCGATTAGCTTTAGAGCTATTATATATCAACGCGCCACGTACTGTGAAACTTGCTGAAGTCCACGAGATATTATCAAAGCTAATATACGCAACACCACTTGCTGAGCTAACTACGGGATTTAAAAGCGTTTGTCCTGTAGCCGTATAACCCGCACCTGAAATCTCACCTGTAGCAGTATACGCAATAGTATCTTGATTTAAAGTAGCGTTAGCTGTGTACAAAGCAATTTTAAACGTATCCGTAGTGAAATTATGGATAGCCTCGTAAAGCTCTTCTTTAAAGCTAGTTGTTTGACCTTGTACTATCATCTAACAGGTATCCTTGCTTGACCGTTACGGTATGCATCGCCTCTGTCTTTACCCGTAGCTAGTGTATTGAGTAAGTTCATAGCTTCTTCGTAGCGTTGACGATAAGTTGTCATAATCTCGACGTCCCCTTTGAGGAAAACGTAAGCTTCTAATATAGAACCGTATAGCAACGCGGAATCAAAGTTTTCACCTAACCATGTATTACCACCAGACTCTTCACTTGTAATAGAAGGTGGGTAGTAGAAGTAGTGAAGCTCTGTCGTATACTGCACATCAGGTGTAGGACCTAAGATAAATGTAAGCTCATTTATATCGTTAGACTGCGGTCCAAAGATAGCGTAATACTTAGGTGTTCCATAACTCGTTGGGCTTGGGTAAGCTTCGCGAATGAAGTTAACGTCTTTGTTTAAAAGGTAGGTGTACTCACCAGATGTAGGGTCAATAACCGCAATAGAGTAAGCCGATAAAAAATCATTCGGGCATTGCAGGTATTTATTGTGTAGAGTAACTATACCCGTGACGTTTTTACGCAGGTCTGGAAGCTGTATTGAATTGTAAATACGCTGCTCTGCCTCTTTAATAAAGACATCAATCTGCTCTGTCGAGAACGTATTCTCAACGTAATCTGAAATAGATGTACACAATTCATCGTACGTCATAGTTATGCCATCGGTCCGCGAGCTGTTTTACC